TTTTTCAATAACAGCATTTCTCCAAACAAGATATTCTGGATATTTTCTTTGCAGTAATCTTTCTTCATCGGTTTTGCTGGTCTTCCAACTCCCATTGTTTTTTCCAGTTCTTTTTAAAGCCCCCACTTTGGACATACATTTCATGCATCTTTGGCCTTGTTTAAACCTACCAAAGGTTATTTCTGCTATATTACCACAGTTACATTTATAGGTTAAATTATAATCGGTTCTAACGTATTCACTAGAAAGAAGCTCACAACCATGATCGCTAAAATATTTTTTTACATAATCATATGAAAACTTTATCGCCTCTATAAGTTTTTCTATTCTATAGCACCCGCAACTATGCGTAGTTCCTATTCTTAAGCCACGAGCATTTGTTGTTATGATGTTACCATAATCACATATACATTTCCAGAAAGTCCGCTTGCTGTTTTGTCGGTAAACTCTTTCAATAACCATTAATCTACTAAACCTAAGTCCTGTTAAATCAATAAATTTAGGCAATAAAAATAACACCTCCTATAGTATTTTCCTAAATAATTAATATGGGAAAGACGGTTAGGAAGCCGTCCTTGTCGTGTTGCAATCACTATCCCATATATGTATATTATATCACAAAACCATGAGTTTTACCAACCAGTAGCGTTTATTATCTGAGACTGATAGTTAGTATCGTTCCCAGTGAGGCCGCTTTTTTTGGCCTCAAAAAGGTTGATCAGAGTCAGCCCGTTAATCAAGTCGCCTTCTGAATTTTTGATGCAGCCTGCCACATAATACGGGATAATCATTGCCGCATCATCGGAAACGCGGTATGTCCCGGCAGTTGCGTCGATGCCGAAAGTCTGTGCATCATCGGTTGCCTCTACTCCGGTAAAGGTAAATAGAGTCGGCATGCGCCAGTAATGCACGAGATACTCGCATGGGCCCTCAAATCTGTTGACAGAAATCTTGTGATTAGGCACAAGGATAAATGTCAGGCATGGTACATATAGGCGGGTATTCTTCTTAACCATAATGTTGTTTAGTTTCAAGAAGTCTGCCGGTAAGTCAAAATCAAAGTTCGATCTATTCTGTTGTACCGATGCCGCATCAGGCCAGGTGTACGGGTAGAGGATATGATTGCGGAAGCGGTAGACATAGCTTCCGGTGAACCGCAGCCGCACATTATTCAGCAGGCTTGCCGCAGTGATAAGCCCCTTATACTCAGTCATGGAGGTTACAGTTGCCGGGATGGTAATGCTCAACGGCGTTGGCAAGTCTACCCATGCACCGCCGACATACTCTTCCACCACCACTGTAGCGGGGCCGGTAGCCTCAAACCAGTATGATCGCGCCCCAACCAGTTCAATCGTAGTGTCACCAACAAGGGGGTCATGGATGACGATTGAACTGTTGTCGCGGCTGAGTTCGTTATATACGGGGGCATGGGTGACATAGAAGTCACCGTTTATCTTCGCTGTGCTGCTGGCTAAGTCAACCATAGCATCGTTGGTGAAGTCGCGAATCTTAATCCGCACGTCCTCGGTAGTCTGCTCTGTGCCGCCAGTGGTGTACTCATCTAAAAGCTTGAGCGTTTTAACTCTAGCCTGTCCGTAGTTTTGCAATGGGGTAACCCCCTAAATGTCTAATATTATCACCGCTACACTCGTCCCGGTGGCGTTGGAGATAACCGAGAGGTTGCCGGTGCAGGTAAATTTGAGCGGGAAGGCCGTGTTTGCCGAGATAAGGAACCCGTTTGCCGCTGTTGCAGTTGCGGCAGGGTTGATATACAAAGGCTGTGCGCCGGTGTTGGAGACTAGAACCGGCCTGCCATTAACAGCAATGTCCTGGGCGAGTTCTACAACGGCGGCGATAACTGAAACGCCAATCATTTTAGAAGTCATTGAGCATCCTCCTTCTTATGGTTCCGCGAGTGACTCAGGAATTTACCGCGATTGTCAAATGATGCGCCGCATTTCTTACAGTTGATAAGTTTCTTCGTGTCCCTGGCCATCGGACGCGAAGGTTCAGGTTCAGGATGCGGCAGGGGTTTCACTATGGGCATATTGCTGCCACCCGCCAACTCGCGCAGCAGGACGCGGATGTCCCACAGCAGTTGGCGGTCAGGCGTATTGATACTGCCTTTGAGTTGTTCCTCTGAAATCATGATATCCTCCTAGAGAAAAGGGAGGCGGTTAAGCCTCCCCGGTTAGGTTGTTCCATTAACAGTATTGCATCGTTAGCGAAAGTGTTCCCAAGGCATAAGATGTTGCCGCGCCTGATTGAAGTTTTAGGCAAAGCGCATCCCCTGCCGCTAGTGTCCCTGCCGCCGTAGTTACTGCTGTTTTAGTAGTTGGGACATTTGTAGTCCCCACCATGTCGAAGCCGACTGTGAATAAATCATCACCAGCACTAGGAGCTTCGCCTGTGGTGAGTTTTTCAACGGTTAACACTCCTGCTTGCCCGGCTACGGTTACATGCCGCTCATAGCCACTTATGACTTTACAGGCTGCCTGAGCAATGAAAAAGGTTTTTGCTACATCTGCGGCCGCAATCTGCGGATAAGTTACGATGAACTTCTCACCGACAACAAACTGTCCGGTTGATAGGGTGACAGCACCAGTGATTATAGGCGCGGCCAGAGTCTTATTTGTCAGCGTTTGGGCATCTGCTGCTAAGACAAGGGAGTCCAGCGCCCCTGCTGAGTTAGTTACGTGTCCAGACATTTGATTCACCTCCATTAAAAATGAAGCACCCCGGTTAGAGGTGCTTCTACGTTAATTAATACTAGGCAGGGACGCTTGCATAAAACGATGTCCATCCAACAGGTGCCGCGCCAAAGCGGGAGCGCCCGCCAAACACATTATTACCTGTCTCATTATCAAGCCATGAGCGAATAGAAAGGGGAACCCTGTCAATCCACATCAGGCCGTCAATCATTCCTCTTTTGCTATCCATCAAAATCCAAGGATCACTAGCCGCTGACAACTTGCTCAACATTGGATAAACAATAACGTTGAATCTTTCCCCAACAAAGTTGAATCCTGCATCGGTAGTCCCCGGCTTATTGCCATCGCCATCCGTAAACACCGCATCAGCAACCAGTTTCTTGATTGCAGCGTTGTTCGGGATGATAATAGTGTCCGGCTGTATGTTTAACAGGTTGCCATCTGAATCGGTAAACTTCTGCATAGCCTCTTCCACTGTGCAAAGGTTGTCATAGCTGAACACCAGTGAGCCAAGGTTGGCCTGGGTTCCTGTGCCGCCTGTTTTACTGGTATGTGCTGCATTAAACAGGGATAGGCCATCTTTGCAGGTGTTGTTGTAAACCTTGCCCTTAAAGGTAAAGGTAGCCGCATTGCCATACTGAAGGAACATGGCCGCGAATTTCTCGCGAGTCCGGGCATATGACAGGCTGAAGTCAGAGGCCATGCTCTTAACGTCGAACATCTTGGCGTCCTCAATCATGGTTTCAGTCACTTCAAAGCTGTTCTTCCACTCATCCGGCTCGATTAGCTTTTCATAATCTACCTGTTGGCTGGTACGCGGGTATGCGCCGCCCTCCCCAACTGGGGAAAAATCCCCTTTACTGGTAAACCCTGAGAACTTCTCGCCGTATTTGTCAGAATCTATTACATTGAATATCTTGTCAATCTGGCTGGACTTCTTATAAGCCTCTTCCTCTTTTTCCAGGAAGAAGCGAATCGGATCCTGGCTCTTGCCATAAATGCTATCGTTTAAGCCGCTTGCTTTGCTAAAAATCATTGTTATTTACCTCCTTATCTCCTAAATTTTCCGCGAACATTGCTCGTGGTAGTAGCGCCGTCTGTGGCGTTAATTTCAAACACGCCGCTGCCAGTAGTCGCCGTGACTAGCAGGACGCCGGTAGCCATAGTTACTTTGGCACCGAGCAGCGTAGCCGCCACAGTTGCATTTGACTGGGTAGCCCACTCCTGGTTTTCTGTTACCTCCATCACCGGAACGGGTGTTACCGAAGTAGCCGCCAACGCTATAGTTGCCATTGCGATATACTGCGGGGTTGTAGTCGCGCCGCAACTGGTAAGCCTGCCACTGGTTAATACAAGCGCCTGGCCCTTCGTGCAGCCTTCGCCATCAGTCATCAGGTAAGAGTAGTCATATTCATGCCTACCACCTGGACGATATAATCTAAATGCCATCGGTTTTACCTCCTCTTAGGATTGTTTTTCTTATAGAATTTAACGAACTCTTCTTCCGATGCGCCCTTATTCAGCGCCCGGAACTGTGCCATAACATCAGCCGGGACGGTTGTCGTATCGACATCGCCGCTCCCCTTGCCGCCGTCAGGCTTTAGGTGCTGTTTGCTATTTACGGAATTTAAGGCGGCCTGCTTGACTGCCGCCGCTTTTTTGCTGGATACATTATCCTCGTTTGCTTCAATCCAAGCGGATTTAAGGCTGTACCCCAGTCCAGTCAGCCGCAATATCTCAGGGTCAGAAGCAAGCTGCTTTAAGGGCTGGACAGCATCGCCATACTTCGCTATAAGCGCGGCATGGTCATCCTCAATGCGCTTCTGGATAGTCTGAATCACCTGCTGCTGCTGTTGCCGTTGCTCAGCCTGCGTCTGTGCCTGCAGCCGCCTATTATCATCCTGCTGGATGCGCTGTTCAAGGCGAATCTGCCTGTCCTCCTGCTGGATGAGCTTGCGCTGCTGTTCGACATAGGCGTTGACGTAGGTGTCACCATAGCCCTCTTCCTTCATCCGTGCGGCAAGTTGCTGTGTTTCAGCCCATGCCTGCTGAAGCGGTTGCAGCGCTTGTTGCTGTACCTGCTGCTGAGTCTGCTCCTGCGCCTGCTCCTGATGGGTGCGGTCTATGGCGACTTGATACTGTGCCTCGGTGTAGATGCCGTGGGACTTGCCAAAGCGTTGAGCGTAGAACTGGTCGCGTGACTGCTGTGCTGTTTGAAGCTGTGTTTCAAGCACCTTGGCGCGGTCAGCCTCACGGCGCAACTCTGCCCACTTTGCATTTTGTTCAGGCGTCTGGACTGGTGTACCATCTTCCTGAGTCCCCTCTTCCGTCTGAGAATCGGCGGCGTTCTCAATGCCCTCTGGGGTATCGCTTTCGCCTGCGGTGTCGGTTTGGGACTCCTGGTTTTCAGTTTCGGTTGCAGGGGTTACGACTTCCCCGCTATTTTCGCCAGAGGCGCTTACATCTGAAACGCCTAATACTTCCGCTAAATCTGTCATGATTTACCTCCCCATGTTTGCGCTATCGGTGCGATTTGTGGCCCGTGGAGTGGGCCGGACTCCCCGCGAATCGGGTTACTTGCCGCCTTTGGTGCGAAGGTCTTCGCCCTTAATAACCTTAGGAGCGGGAACGTCACGCTGAATATTTGCGCCGGGGCGGTTGCAGGATGACTTATTTGGAAATCCCTTCTTTGCCATGTAGAACACCTCCTCTCGTGTTTTTAGATATAAAAAGAAGCACCATTATAAGAGGATGCTTAATTGTTGAACTGGGGTTAAATGTGTGGTATAATATAAGTATATAAGTATATAAGTATGGAGGTTACGAAATGGAAAGAGTAAAATTTACCACGACATTTGAAAAGGAATTACTCAGGAATCTTAAGATTGAATCCGTAAACTTAAGTACCACAGTAAACGTACTTCTTGAAAAAATTACCGATTGCTACTTTGCCGACAAGGAATGTTTAAGAGAAATACCCAACAATCTTAAAGGAGTATATTTCTTCTATGACGATAATGATGAACTTCTATATATAGGCGTTTCAAAAGATTTAAGGAAAAGGATGTTATGCCATTTTTCCGATCGCGGGCACCTTGGCGAAAAGATAA